GGTTGGGGTTGTTGATTTAGTAAATATTCCTTGCGTGTTGTTAAAGCAGTTTTTATCTGCTCTACATCTGTATGACCTGCATATTGCCGTGATATTGCTTTTAAATCATCAATGCTGTTTGCTTGCGATATTTCAATAGATATTTCTTCTATGGGTTTTTCAGGAACAATAATTCCTTTCATTTTTTTACAAAACTTATCACCAATATCGCAAGTCATAATAGTTCCATTTTTAATAATATCATGTATGGGCTTGGGTGCTTTCATAAAAGTCATTTTATGGCTTTCAACTTCAAATTTAACAATAACAGTTAATTCAAATTTGAAATTTTTTTCTGTTACAATTTCCTCTTCTGTGCCTTTACTTGGGTCACGGACATCAATCAATCTGTCCTTTATTCTAAAACAAATAATTGTTGCAACAGGCGGACTCGCCATTAGCGATACAAATTTCTTACGCCTTTGCTTTGGCTTGTTCCACTTCCCTGCACTATTATTTTTAGCTCCCTCCTGTTCAACAAATTCAAGAGTTCCTCCGTCACCCTCCCATTCGTGACTACCACTATCAACAATAATAATTCCGTCTTTTCCAACACATTCAAGCATTGCATTGTATGCCTCAATATATCTTTCTGGTGTAAAGGGAGCATCAAGAACAATAATAAAAAAATCGCCAATTAGTGGGTCATTTGCATAGCATTCAGCACGTCCATTTTCCGTGCATATAACGCCAATTTTTCCATTTTTGCCAACATAGCCACGAGCGAATAATAACGCTCCGTATGTTTTACCGCTTCCACTTTTGCCACAAAATGCAATACTTGGAATCATGTTGAATTTTGCCTGTCTTGGTGTAAACATTTTTTAATCCTTAAAATAATAACTTGGTAAATCGCAATCTCTAAGCTCATCAAAGTAAAAATCATATTTTACTTCTTCTTTTTTTATGATGTGTTTTTTGAAAAGGCTTTTAGCGTTTTCGATTTTCTGATTAGCATTTTCCCAATATGCGTTCATTATGGTTTCTGAATCATTTAAATCACGCAACACCCTTGTTCTAATGTCTAAGCCTTTGTTTGTTTTCAAGAAAAGCATAAAAAACAAAGGATTTTCATTTTCAAAGCCCTCTATTTTTGCGTCATACATAGCTTTGTAGGCTTTTGTGTACCAACGAGCTTGTACATCATATTGATAGTTTGCAATCGTTAAATTAACGGCTTTATCAATATTTAGACTCTTTGAATTATCAAAAGTTTTTAAATCAAAGACTCCCTCTGGAATTAACGCATCAAAGCGAGCTTTGCAATTTATGCCGTCTTCACGCCAAAACACAGAAACTTCTTTTTTGGCATCATACAACTTCTTTGCAATATCGCTTTCCTCAATAATTTCAGCATAAGCACTTATTTTTTTATGTGCCTCGCTTGGAATAATGATAAAGCCTTTTTCATGTTCCTCACGCTCCATATCATACGATTTAACATCGTGTCCGCATGATTGGATAGCGTTAAAAATTTTATCTTTTGTCCATGATTGCTTAAATTCCACGCCGTTATTTGTGCAAAAATTAATCAAGTCATCTTTGGATTTTAAGCAATCGTCCGTACCTATAAATGGTGCTTTATAAGTATCGTGAAACGCTTGAAAGCCCTCTAAAATAGCCTTATGGTACGCTTTGCCGATTGTTTTACCGATTGTATCAGTTTGTTCTTCTTCTTGCGAATAGAGATAATCATTGACCGATACGTTAATCTCTTTGATTGCCGAATATGACAAAGCAGGCACTGCTCTATATTCGTCTTCTGGCATATCGTAAATTACTTTTGCATTATTGGTCATTAGTTATGCTCCTTGCTGTTACAATCAGCGTCACCCACATCATCAGGATTTATAGGCTCTACTAAATCAGACTCATCATCTGGGTTAATGGTCTCATTCGTTGGCTTATAATCCAAACAGATTATTTCACCGCTTTTAATTTGTAGTTCTCTTAGTTTTCTGCGTGTTTCATGGTAAAGTTTTTTGCCGTTCTCCCTCGCAAGTTCAAAGCCTCGCTTGCGTGCCTCATCGTCTGCAAGTGTTAATGTTTTTACAAATTGAAATAGGTTATCCATTGTTTGCTCTCCGTTTTAACAAATTAATAAGCGATTGAAATATTGGCTATTTCTTTTTTAGCAATCGCTGTGACAATAGCAATGGCTTGTTCTTTTGTTATTCCATGCACCAATAAATCAGACACCGCTTGATTATTAATCGCCTTGCGATGCTCTAAATCAGCTTCACGCTTTAATCTTTCAGCTTCAACACGTTCAGCCTCTTGTTTTTCTTTCAAAGCCTTTTCATCTGCTTCACGTTTTGCACGTTCCGCTTCTACTTTCTGGTCTGCAAGTTGCTTTTCAAGTGCTTCTTTTTCCTCTTGTGCCTTTTTACGTTCAGCGTCCAGTCTATCCTGCTCTGCTTTTAACTTTGCACGATTTTCAGCCTCAATCTTTTCTTGCTCTTCACGTTGCTTGCGAATTTCAGCATCATGCTTTTCCTGCTGTGCTTTTAAAATCGCTTGACGCTCTGCCTCCGCCTTGACTTCGGCTTCTCTGCGTGCTTTTTCCTCTGCTTCACGGCGTATTTGCTCTTCACGCTCTTTTTGTCTTGCTTCCTCTGCTTTGCGGTTTAACTCTGCAAGTTCGGCTTGTTGACGTGCGATTTCTTGCAATCGTGCAAGTTGTTCGTTGACATAAGCAATAGAAACATCATAAGCACGCTCTGCACGGTCTTTGAACTCTTGCCAGTCACGTTCAAGAAGTGGTTTAAGGCTTGTTAAAAAACTCTCTGCTGTTTCAATGTTTACAATGTTTTGCTTTGCATAAAACTCAATTTCTGAAATCTTTTCTTCATGCTCTTGAATCCGTGCTTTTTCCGCATTGTTAAAATCAGTCAATGGTTTCAAAGCCAATTCCTCAAGTGCTTCAAGTTGTGCTTTAATGTCACGAGCTTGTGCATTGACTTCATTGGTTTTTACACGCCACTGTTCGGTTACTGTTTTTTTAACATCTTCAATGCGATTTCTGATTTTGGCAATTTTACGACCATTAGCCTTAATTTCTTCTCTGCCTTTTTCTGTTGAAATATCAGGAATAAAAGAAGCAACTTCGTCTCTTACTAAAGTAAGAAAAAGAGTTTTTGCCGTATCGGTAAAAATATCCTCTTTTCTTAAAGTGCGAAGCGGTGCAATAAGTGTTTTTTTGCTGTCTGGTGCGATATTATCAATCGCTTCATAGACTTCTAAGATTTCTTGGGTATCGTTATCAATTACTTGTGTCATCTTGTTATCCTTTTTTAGATTTGTAACTTTTTCACTATGCCACAAATAATTTGATTGTCAACTAAAAAAGTTTGACTTTATTTCTTTTTTATATAATACTTGATATGTTAATGTTTTAAAAGGATTACAGAAAAATGAATGAAATTGAAAGACTCAAAGAAGACCTTAAGCCGTTCAAAGCAACCTATATTGCAGAGCTGGCAGGAATTGGAAGGGCAACGATTGCTAATTTCAAGAGTGGCACACACACGTTTAACACAGAAAATTATCTGAAAGTTCGTGCTGTACTCGATAAAATCGCAAAAGACATATTGGGGGAAGCATGATTGACTGGTCACACCAACCGAAATTGATTGACTAAAGCATAAAACTAAGCCCCTTTCGGGGCTTTTTTTGTTAATTAAAAATTTTCTGGTGTTAATTGTTTGTGGTTCTTTTTGTTTTTTATGTTCTCTATGCCTGCTTTTGTCATGCCTGCGTACTCATCATTCTGATTATAATCACTATCACCAAAATAATTATAACCCATTAATGCCATAACCTTAGCAACGCCTTTTTCTGCGTTTCTGTTCTTCGCAACAATAATCTCGCAATAATAATCTTCCCAATTCTTGACCACCAAATCCGCTTCATAATGCGATGGTCTAAAAGGGAATAAAACCATATCAGCGTCCTCTTCGATACTTCCAGACTGCCTTAAATGATGTATTTCAGGGCGTTTATTATCTGATTTTTGCGATTCCCTATTGACTTGTGACAATGCAATCACTGTTACGTTTAAATCATTCGCAAGCATCTTTAATTTTCTCGTGACATTCCCAATTTCTAAATGTGCATCTTTTTTATCAGGGCGTGGAATAAGCTGTAAGTAATCAACAAAAACAAAATCAAGTGTCTTGCCGTGACGCATTAAATCCTGTGCTTGCCTTTTACAAAAAGATATTATTTGCTCTACAGTAAACGAATTATAAACCGCTGTAATATTATTCTTGCTTCGCTTTGCCGTATCAAAAACATCTTTTAACTGCTCATGCGTGCAATCTTTTTTAAATAATATTTTTTTATACGCTAACGCTCCATAAGCATCATCTATATACTTGTCACGGCTTGCAAAACGTGCTTCGCATTGACGATATGACATTTCATAATTAAACGAAATGATATTTTTATCCTGTGCTGAAAAACGTGACTGTAGGTCAATAGATAGTGCTGTTTTGCCCATACCACTTGCCCCTGCATCAATTATAAATTCACCACGTCCAAACCCACCGATTATATTATCAAGTGCTGTTATACCAGTCATTGTCCGTGCTGATTCCACTGAAAAAGTATCTCGTTCTAGCTGTTCGGTCTGCTCCCTGCGTGTATAGACTGTTTTTCTCGCAAACGGATTATAAAGGTTTTTTTCAATCTCAATGTTAGCATTTTGAGTAATCTTGATAATTTCAGAAAACGGAACATACTCTTGATTCAGCTTGTCCGAAATCTCTTTATATATTTTTTTTATTTCCTCACGCTTCAGGTTTTCGTCTAAAGAAAATGCAAACCCCTTGATAATCTCATCGACTAAGCCAACTGATTGCTTCATGATGTTTCGGATATAATTTTTTACTTCAGGGTCATTGCCACACACTACATTTTCTAAATCCTGCAATCTTAACTTGCCGTTTTCATTTACTTCTCGCAAACAAAAAAGATAAACCTGTCCGTAAAAATCATTCTTGAAATGTTTATCAGACAAGAAATCAATGTCTAATGCTTTGCCTGCTAAAGAATCCCTTAACACCTTACTAAGAACAACCGCTTCCTCAAAGTTCTGCCTTACAACATATTCGCTTGTTTCTGGTGGTTGCTGTGCCTGCGTGGTTACTTTCATCACGCTAAAAAAATCTGTATCCATAAATGCTCCTTGACTTGGTTTATAATAAATATTATATATATGATATTAAAACATAAAAGTAAAGGAATTATTTATGAAATCAGACGAAAAGATTCAGCAGTCAAATATACTGCTTTATATGCCAGCATCACTCAAAGAAAAAATCAATGAACAGGCACACAATGAGCGATTGAATATGAGTGAATTTATCCGCCGTGTCGTGTCCGATTATATTAATAGCAAAAACGGTGGTGATAAATGAGTTTTATCGAGGAAATAAGGGATAGTAACGTATCAGCACACGCTAAAATCGTTGCTATAACGATATGCTCATATAGAAACAGAAAGACAGGGCAATGCTTCCCCTCTCTACAGTTATTATCAGAAACTTTGCAATTATCACAAAATACTATTCAAAAGTGTTTACGAGAGCTTGAAGCAGAAAAAATAATTAAAATCTCTAAGATTAGAAAATTTACATCGTCAATAAATTCTTATGTTTTTCTTACTGAAAATAAGGCTTTACCGAAAGTTGACACATCAAATATTGACGTGTCAAAAAATGATACGTCAAATATTGACACGTCAGTTGACACGTCAGTTGACACGTCAAACCATACCTCAAAATTTGACTACAAACCTATAGAACCGAGAGAACCTAGTGAACCTACTTTACCCCCTGCCCCCTTAGCAGGGGATTCAGGGGGGCGTTGTTTGAAAGTTTTTTATGAGAGTAATAATCGAGAGGATTTTAAAACAAAATGCTATGCAATCGCAAAGGCAAAGCGATTTTCAGAATCCGAGGCAGAAAAGCATTTTACAAATTTTGAGAATTATTGGTTAAATCCTGCCCTGCCACCGTCAAAAGCTTCGAAAAAAGATTGGCAACGTGCATTTGTTAATTGGATTGCCAAGGATAAGCCTGCAAAGGTTAATAATTTTGATACAGCTGATTATATTTTGAGTCGAGCAAAGGAAAGATTAGGTGATTACATAGACCATGAAAGTGAAACAATAGATAGCAATTTGGTTTTTTTAAAACTGTTAAAAAATGGATACACAAAAGAGCAGATTTTTAGTGTATTTTTAAATATTATCAAAAAGCCCCCAGAAAATAAAATACACTCATGGGGCATCATCTTTCAGTATTTATAAAAAAATAACAACACAGGGAATAATTATGACAGACACACCAAAACAAGACAAATACGCCTCAATCCGTCCGTTTTTACAGGTTGCCGAAGCGTTAAATCACCCACAATGCCCCACGAAAGAACGTATCAGGGCAGAACATCAAGCTAAAATTAACAAATTGGACAAAGTTTATGAGTAAATTAATTGCAACCTACACGATGACAATGCCAACAACCAATAATCACGTTAGAGCATCTTACAAAGGGCGTTTGATAACATCAAAGGCTTATCGCATATGGCAACAAAACACGCTGATTGATTTGTTTATTCAGAAAAAACACGCAACAATCACGCATGATATATTCCTAAGCATAAAACTATCACCAAAAACAAAAAACAAAACCGACATAGACAATCGCAACAAAGGCATTTTTGATGCACTGGTTGCATCTGGCATCATTCAAGACGACTCACAGGTCAAAAAACTTCTGATTGAATTCGATTACACCAAAAAAGATTTTGTATCGGTTGAAATTTATGAATATGCTTAAAATCCGCAATTCTAGCCACATTCACCAATTAACCAGTATATTTTATCATTTTAAGATTTGCACCGCTAGAAACGCTAAAAAATAGGGTTTACGTTAATAAGTTACTTAGTCAAAAAATGGTAAATAATTTTTTGATAGAATGTAGCCTTGAAAATTTACCGCCGAATCGGTTACACTAAATCAAACATGGGGGAACGTATGGCAGGCTATAAGTACGATTGGGACGTAATTATAAAAACACTTGAAAGCGGTGTATCACGGCAGGACGTGTGTGAGATGTTTGGCATCAGGCGTGAATATCTTGTCCAGATGTTAGGTTATTTTAATTTAAGGCATCTGCAACTTAGGGTATCACAGCCAAGGCGTAAACCAACACCACCACCAAAGCCAAAATTTACCTGCCCTATCATGCAAAAAATCGAAGTGATAAAACTGCTTGGCAATAAATTATCACCCCATGAAATCGCTGAAAAACTAAGTATCCGTCAAAAAGATGTTGATGTTATCATTGCAAGCGTGAGGGGCAAGAAATGCGTATCATAGCGATTATTTTGTCGGTGGTTATGTGTTTTGCGATTGTAACAGCAACCAATTCAGACGCAAGGGAATCACGGACTGTAAGGATATATAAACCTAAGCGACCACCAAAGTTTAAATCGTTTGTCGCTGGACGTGCAGTACACCCAAGACCAGTTATGAGTAAACGCAATTTACCGCCGTTAGATGATTAAAAACTTGTTGCTTTTTTCGTGAGAGTTGGTATAAGTAATTTAATACCTTACATTTTAAAACATATCGTACCCTTTGTATAACTATTGAAAAATTGACCGCAAAATCTGTTTTTTCAATGGTTAGTTAGGTGCGATATGTTCTACATAATTCACTTGTCACCTTGTATCAGTTATAAATATTTTTAGTTTTTGCGGACTGAATATTTAATAACTTTTGTGACAAGTGCTAACCAACTAAAAAAGCAGGGATTTTGCGTTCCTGCTTTTGTTGAATTATCTTTATAAAAAATTTGACCGCCGACTTGGCGATAAAGTTTTTACTTTTCTTATTTTTATATCTTCATATCCGTATTTTTTTAAAATCTCCTCTAAGGTTTTACAACCTTTTAAATCAGGCGTTTTATTCAATAATTTTATTGCTTCTTTGTGTGTTTTAAAACTTATTTTTTGAACTTTAAACGCATCAATAGCGTCTTTCATGTCATAAAAATTATGCTCAAATTGGTGTTTATTATGCTTAAATTGGACAACAATTTTAGTCCATTTATGCCTTGTTTTATTAACTTCTTTAAATAAGACTTTTCTTCCACATATACACATTTCATTTGTTTCTTTGCACTTTTTACAAGTTTCGTCCCAATAATCAATCATTTCATTTCTCCAGTGATTTTTTGATAATATTCTGTTAATTTTTTCACGTCAGAATTACTCCGATGTGGCTTTGTGCGTCCAGTTACCCAGTTGCACAGTTGCATTTTAGGTATGCCAGTATCGCAAGCGATGCGATACCGTGTGATGCCTAGTGATTCTAGTGCTTGGATTGTGGCTTGTGCGGTCATTTTAGTCTATCCATATTGTCGTCCGCTTGATTGCGTTTTTGTGATGATTATAGTATAACTTTATACTAAAGTCAACTTCTGTTTTGCATTTTTTTTATTTTATTTGCATTTATTTTTTTATGTGGTATTTTTAGAGCATGACAAGACAATCAGATTATAAACCAGAATATGATGCACAGGTCATTGAGTGGCTTGCAGAGGGTAAGACGCTTGTTAATTTTGCTAAAAGTATTGGGGTTAATAACAGTACAGTGTGGCGGTGGTCTAAAGAAGAGTCATCTTTTTGCAATGCTATAAAAGAAGGTCGTGACATTGCGAAAGATGTTCATTCTGAGCAATTTCTTGTTGATAATTTAGAAAATCAAAAACTAAACAACGTTGTTACTGTTTTATACTGTCGCAATGTTCTGGGTATAAAAACCAAAGATGATTCAAATTTAGAAGACTTAACCAAAGCGTTAAATTCATTGACAATCACAAGAAAAATCATAGATGACAAGCCAGAATGAATCGATTGTTGAAACGCCTCGTTGGTTCGTTCCATTCTTAAAACCAAAGATGTTTAAAGGCATTGCTGGAGGAAGGGGCAGTGGAAAATCACATACGGTAGGCGAACGAATGGCTGAATTGGTTGTGGCTGAAAAATGTGACCTTGTCTGTATTCGTGAAAAACAAAAATCACTTCAATTTTCTGCTAAAAAACTAATTGAATCAAAGATTAATAAACTTGGATTGCGTGAATTTTTTTATGTGCAAGATAAGCTAATTAAAACAGTTTTTGGCAATGTTATCATATTTGAGGGTATGGCAAACCATACGAGCGACTCAATAAAATCACTTGAAAATTTTAAATATGGTTGGGTAGAAGAAGCACAAAATCTATCGCAAAAATCACTAGATTTATTATTGCCGACAATGCGTGCAAAAGATGCTGAAATATGGTTTACATGGAATCCTAAGGATAAAAAAGACCCTGTGGATAAAATGTTTGTTGAAAACTTTGATGAAAAAATAATGACCTTTGCTCATGTCAATTATGATAGCAATCCGTGGTTTCCTGATACACTTAAAGTTCAAATGGAATATATGCGTACTCGTGACCCTGAAAAATACGCTCATATATGGCTTGGACAATATTGGAATAATACAGAATCGCTTGTCTTTAAAAACTGGACGATTGATGAATTTGAAGCACCTCAAGACGCAATGTTTAGGCTTGGTGCTGATTGGGGATTCAGTATTGACCCTACTGTTGCTATACGATGTTATATTAATGGTAAAACGCTATATATTGATTACGAAGCTTATCGAATAGGGTGCGAAATAACTGATATTCCTGAATTATTTATGACCATTCCACAAGCTGAAAAATGGAATATGTGTGCTGATTCCGCACGACCCGAAACAATTTCTTATTTAAATAAACACGGATTCCCTAAGATAATTCATTCTAAAAAAGGTGCAGGCTCAATAGAGGACGGAATCGCATGGCTTCAATCTTATAATATTGTTGTTCACCCTCGATGTGTAAAAACGATTGAAGAGTTATCGACTTATTCATACAAAGAAGACAAGATGACAGGTGAAACATTGCCAATTCTTGACGATAAGAATAATCACGTCATTGACGCTTTACGTTACGCAACAGAAGCGTTAAGGCGTGCTGAAAAAACACAAGAAATAAACATATCAATCCCCCCTTTAAATACCCACTGGTGACATTATGACAGACGATAAAAACAAACAGATTTTAAGATATTTTACAAATTCAGAGTCAATAACTCGTGACGTGAGAGAGCAGTCGCTAGAAGATAGAAAATTCGCCTCTATCGCAGGTGGAATGTGGGGTGATAAATATCTTGCTGACTGGACAAATGCCCCTAAAATGGAGGTCAATAAAGTTAATCTTGCGATTGTTCGCATCATAAACGAGTATCGAAGCAATCGAATAACAGTTGATTTTCATAATAAATTTGGCGAAAAAAATGATATTGCAAGCGTTCTTGACGGCAAATTTAGGGCAACAGAACAAGATAGCAACGCCGAAGAGGCTTATGATAATTGTTTCGGCGAGGGCATAAGTGGTGGCTTTGGTGCAGTCCGATTAGTAACGTGCTATGAAGACGAAGAGTACGAAGACGATTATGAAGACGAGGGTGACGAATTAGACGAACCTGCTCAGACAATCCGAATAGAACCGATATTCGACGCTGATTGCAGTGTATTTTTTGACGCACACGCAAAAAAGCAAGACAAAAGCGATGCACGTCATGTATTTGTTGCTTATGAAATGTCAAAGGAAGATTTTATTGACAAATATGGCACTGAAAAAATGGCTGATTTTGATGTCTATATACCGATAACAGGGGCGTTTGATTGGGTCACTGGCACTGATAAAGATGTCATTAAGGTTGCTGAATATTACGAAAAAGAAAAGGTAAAAAAGAATTTTGCTAAGTTTTACAATGCTAATTTATTTAATGTCGCAGGTGGTAAAAAAGAAACAAAAGAGATTGACTTAGACGATGATGATGCAAAAGAATTAATCGCTGAATTAAAGTTAAAAGGTTGGAAAAAAGAAAAAGAACGCAAGAAAACAGTTACAAAAATCAGAAAATATATTGTTTCTGGTTGCGGTATTGTAGAGGATTGTGGGTATATTGCAGGTAATTGCTTGCCAATTATTCCTTTTTACGCAACGCATTTTTATATTGGTGGCAAAGAATATTATCATGGTCATGTACGCTTTGTTAAAGATGTATCACGGCTTAAAAACACAATTCTAAGTATGCTTGCGAAGTTCGCTTCTAATTCATCAACGGAACTTCCGATATTTCACGCAGAACAGATGCCCCCTACTATTGCTCAAATGTGGGCTGATAAGGACGTTAAGAATTATCCGTATCTTTTGGTTAATTCTATTCAAAATGCGAATGGTCAAAGCAATGTTGTATCGGGTCCGCTAGGTTATACTAAGGTTGCTGATTTACCGCCTGTTTTAGCAGCACTCATACAACAGACAGACGCTGACATATCCGAGTTATTGGGCAATCAAGAACAGGGTGACAAAATAGCGTCTAACATATCCGATGAAGCTATTGAAAGCGTACAAGAACGATTAGAGAAACAAGCATATATCTTTGTTACGAACTTTGCAAAGATGCTAAGACGACTTGGCAAGGTATGGCTTGGCATGGCTAAAGAGATATATGTAGAGGATAACCGAGAAGTTAAGGTTGTCGATATAATAGGCAATGCGTCAAAGGCAGTCCTTAATCAAAACGTGATTGATAAAGGCATTATTAACGATATGTCAAAAGCTAATTTAGAAGTTGTTGTCGATATTGGTGCTTCTAGTTCTACACGTTCCGAGAAAAATACTAAAAAACTTATGGCATTGTTGCCATTCATTCAAGACCCTGATTCAGTTCAAAATATCACTGATTTAATCATTATGAACATGGACTTTGAAGGACAATCAGACATTAAAAAATACTATCGCAATCGCCTTGTAACAAAAGGATTAATTGAACCGAACGAAGAAGAAAAACAGGCATTACTTGAACAGCAAAAGCAAGAGCAACAACCAGACCCACAATCGCTTTATCTGTTGGCAAGTGCTGATAAGTTAAAAGCAGATACTCAAAAAATTGCTTCTGATGTTGTGTTAAATCAAGCCAAAACTGATTTAACAAAAGCAGACACAATCAAGACACTACAAGAGGCAGGGCAACCGATACCGCAAGAGCAAACGCAACAACCGCAACCAATACCGCAAGAATTACCGCCTGAACAATTTACTTTACAACAACCATAAAAGAGGTTAATATGACAATTGAAGTTGATGCTAGCGTGCATAATTCCGCTACAGACGATATTCAAGATGCAATCCAGTCCGAAGATGTGACTGTGGGGCAAGATGCCAATAATGACGATGCTGACGATGTAGAAGTATCAGAAATCACTTTTGACGGCGAATCGTTAAATGATGAAGATGATAGCGAAACAGATAGCGTAGCAAGTGACGATGACAATGAAGATGATAGCGATATACCGCCAGAATCTGAAAACGATGAACCACTTGTAAAAAAATTACGCAGAGTCGCATTTGCCAGAATTAAGCAGTTGCAAAAAGCAAAATATGAAATCAAACAACTCAAAAAACAATCCGCTATACAGACTACCCCACAACCACAGACTATACAAATATCCGAACCTGTTTTGCCAATTTTAGCAGAATTTGATTATGATGATGATAAATATCAACACGCAATCAAGAAGTACGCCGATGATGTGGTAAAATATAACGAGAGCCTAAAAACAGTTAATGCACAGAAAGAAGCTGAAATAAAAGCAGTTGCTGACTTGCAAAAAGCGTACATAGAGCAGAAAAACGCTTTAAATATTAAAGGTTTTGATGCTTTAGAACAGACTGTTGTAAATGCCCTCGATATACCAAAACAGCGAATGATTTTGAGGTCTGAAAAGCCTGCTTTAGTGGTTTTAGCACTGGCTAAAAATCCACAAATATTAAGCGAGTTGGTGGGGTTAAGCGATACAGACTTTGCTTATAAAATAGCAAAGATTGAAAACAAATTACAGGTGAATGTGGTGAAAAAGCCAAAAACCAAACCAGAGAAACTATTAACGAATACCAAGACAGGCACAACCGATGCGAAAACCACGCTAGAAGCACTTGAAAAAGAGGCTATGGCAACTGGTGACCGTTCAAAAGTGTATGCCTTTAAGAAACAACAGAAAAAAGGATAAACGATGTCTAATACTTGGACAAAAGATGAGATAACTTTACATGATAAAGTTATCGAAGCGTTTGAAGACCAGTTGGTTATGTCTGAAAACGTAAAGATTGATTCAACATTTACAGCAGACCCTACACTAGAGGCTGATACTAATAAGGTATTTTGGAGACCACAACCACTTATCGAGATTGCTTCTGACGGTTCTGATATTACAGGTCTTATTTCAGAAACAAACCAACTTGCAGTTCCTGCAAATATTGGATTTCGTAAAAATGTCCCAAAAATCATGGACGAAAACGATATTAAGCGTGGTACGAGAGAGACTAGCGTTGCTGAAGCTGCAATGATTGCTTTAGCGTCACAAATTAATATTGATGTCGCAACCCTTATTTGTTATCAAGGGTCAAACTTTGTTAAACGTACTGTTTCGGCTACTGGTTTTGATGATGTCGCTGAAATTGACAATATGTTAAATTCAATCGGCGTACCTATGGACGGACGTTATTTAGCGTTATCCAGTGCCAACTATAACAAAATGGCTTCTAACTTAGCCGCACGTCAAACAATGAATGAGATGCCAACAAAGGCGTATAAAAAGGCTTATGTTGGTGAAGTTTGCAATTTTGAAACATTCAAACTTGACTGGTCTTTATCGTTGACAGCGTCAACAGCTTCATCTGTGACAGTTAATGGTGCTAATCAATCTTACACACCTGTTTCAGATGAAACAACGCTTGTGGGGGTTATTAAAAAAGATAATCGCTTTCAAACAATCAATCTTACGGTTGGTTCTGGCGTTCTTAAGGCAGGCGATTCTATCACATTTGCAGGTGTTAATAGCGTGCATATGCAAACCAAAGGCGATACTGGCAATCCTAAAACATTCCGTATTATCTCTGCTCCTGCAGGTGGTGGTACTGGTGCTTATGTTATTGCTCCCCCTATTATTTCTAACGGCACTGGCGGTGGTGTTGTTTCGGACGCAGGTGCTAGATATAGAAATGTAACAGCGACTCCTGCAAATGGTGCAGCCGTAACAATTTTAAACACTGCAACAAAATCAATCAATCCTTTCTGGTTAAAAAATTCTATTGAATTGATTGCCTCAAAAGTTGCATTGCCAAAAGACGCAGGTGTTAGTGTTGTAAGTACCACGCTTAAAAACGGTTTGGCGGTTACAATGAGTAAGCAAGCAGATATTAAAACATATAAAACCATTTATCGTTGGGACACAGCTTACGGTATTGTAAACTTAAATCCTGAAATGAATGGCATTATATTATTTGACCAGTCTTAATTTATAAACAAAAGGATTTTTATATATGTCTACACAATTAATCGTTGCTCCTTTTGGTACGCAATTAGTAGATGTTGCTATTGGCTCACGTATTGCCATTGCAACATATGGTGAGAGTAAAGCGTCTATTGATATTGCTGACGGTGTTAATCCAACTATTAGCATACGCAATTTCACGCCTTTATCACAATTATCAAATAATGAAATTGTTTTGGGTACTTACATAACCGCTAAAACATTTCAGATAACAGCAGGTGCTGACCCTGTATATTACGCAGTAGGAACAGCTCCTTTTGCGATTGCTCCACAGCGTTATCGCATGAATACGCATCGTCTCTTTGAAGACTTTGATATGTATGTTGCAAACGATTATACAATTACGAATGCGGCAACAGGTACAATCGCATTGACTGATGTTGATGGTGGTGCATTGCTTTTGACAAATAATACATCAGACGACAATGCTATCTTTATGCAGAAAAAAGGTGAGTCATTCCGCTTTGCAACTGGTAAAGAATTATGGTTCGCAACACGCTTTAAAGTATCTGATGCGACACAATCTGATGTTGTTATTGGTTTACAGATTACAGATACATCACCGCTTGATGTTACTGACGGCGTGTTTTTCTTAAAGGCTGACGGCTCAACGACTGTCAATTTACTTGTAGAGAAAAACAACACGGCAACAACGACAGCGATAACAACGCTTGCAGATGATACGTTTGTGACGCTTGCTTATCTGTATAATGGCGTTGACCGAATCGATGCTTATGTCAATGGCGTTTTCGTTGCATCTAGTGTTGTGACTAATTTACCTGATGATGAGGATTTAACAATATCATTCGGTATTCAAAACGGTGAAGCCGCCGCTAAAACAATGACGATTGATTTCTATGAAGCAGAAAAGGCTCGTTAATGTCAACAATGCTTTACAGGTACAATCCTAAAGGTGAGACTATCGTGCAAGTCGATAGTCCTACTGATTATCACAATTTTGACGTATTAATTACGTCAAATATTGGCACAGCGTTAAATGAGGGTTGGTTTCTAACGGCAAAAGAGGCTCAAAATGCGTATCAATCAGTTTCTGAAATTGTTGATGATAAACCGTTACCGATTGAAAAAACACAAGAAGTAATAGTTAAACCAAAAGGTAAATCAAGAAAAAATGTCTGATACAAAAAAGCAAATTATTTTAGACGCTTATGCAAGTTTTGGCTATGTCGATTATTTTTATAATGCAGACGCTGAACAAAACGATTTTGCATTGAGAATCCTAAATAGAATGCTCGCAGGTTGGGAAACTAAAGGAATTTCTATTGGATATAACTATGGTGGTGATATTCAAGATGATTCTGGTGTTCCTGACTATGCTTCTGACGCAGTGGTCGCTAATCTTGCGGTTTCACTTGCAGGTAACGTAGGAAAACAGCTATCACAAGACGCTAAGCAAAACGCAATAAACACATTTAATAATCTATTTACAATGTTTTTAAATGTGCCAATAATGCCTACAAATCCATTGATGCCAGCAGGGCAAGGACGCAGAGTCTATAGCACTGACGCATCTAATTTTTTGAATCGTTGGGGTCAAAATGTCGTGTAGTGACACATATTATCTAAATGAAAATACGACTGTTAATGCAGGCGATTTAATGCGTATTTTTAATACGTCAAATGGTGCTGAACGTAAAATATCAATTAACACGTTAGCAACATATCTACAAACAGTTGTCAACACAGGTATTCCGCAATTCGATACACAATATAATTCACCAACGGCAACTGGTTTTTCTGTATCAATAACAAATACATCAGCGAATACGCATTTAATTTTAACGCCTTTAGCAGGGTATGCAACAGGTACAATCGTTTTGCCAATAAGCACGGTTGCAATAGACAAGCAAAGAATTTTAGTCAATTCAACGCAAGCAGTAACAACATTGACAATCACAGGCAATGGGGCAAGTGTTTTAGGGCAACCAACATTATTATCTGCTAATGGTTATTTTGAGTTGAAATATGACGCAACATTAAACACATGGTATAGAGTAGGATAAAATGGTCGAAAAAGTACAAATATTTGCTCCTAAATATGGTTCTGGCGTAACAGTCGCATCGGTAACAACAACAAGTGCATCATCATCATTACGAACAAATGATACTGGGAATGGTCAAGTCGTCGTGACAAATACTGGCATTGTGCCTTTATATGTTCGTACAGGCGATTCAAGCGTTGTCGCAACAACGGCTGACTATCTTGTTGTTCCAAATTATGGTCAAATTGTTTTGACAATGAAGGCAACTGATACGCATATCGCATATATTACAGAGTCTAGCACAAGTTCACTTCATGCAATTATTGGTGACGGCGTATAATGTTATTTTCACGCATTCGTTCTCGGTCTCGCTTAACTATGCCAAATCAAGGCACATTGTGGACTTTTGCTGACACAGACGCTTTTGCTTTTTATGACATGAATACAGGTATCACCGATGCAGGGTCTGGCAAGGTGTCCGCTTGGACTGATTTTTTAGGAACATCAGCAAGAAATTTAGCACAAGGCACAGGGGTAAATAGACCGACATTAACAGCGGACGGCGTGGTATTTAATGGCACTACTGATTTTCTATTTAATGGCAATCCACTCATAGCAAACAGTGCAAACGGCGTTTTGATTGTTGCGGTTGTTTCAGCACCTGCCAATACATCATCATCAGCACAATGGTCAATTGCAGAAGCAAGCACATCATCAACAATTCCTAATTTAGGCTTATTGTCCAAAGATAACATTGTTGCAGACTATGGCAAAATAACGCAAGCATACAGGAATGACGCTAATACCAATATATTAAGCTATGGTGGCAATAGTGGTTCTGGAACAGCTTTCGATAATACATTTAAAATAATTTGTCATAAACTTGATAAAACAACAGGGTTTGTCACCACTTGGATAAACGGTGTTATAGAAGCGTCACCGCTTGCATTTACACAATCAGGAACATTTACACTTAACAGGTTTTCTATTGGTTGCTTATCTCGTGCAACAAATTTAAGTTTTTGGTCTGGCACATACAAAGGACTCGGCATTCTTGATGCAACAGTATCAGAAAACGATAGACAGCGTTCGGAGGGTTATGTGGCACATCTTTATAATGTAGAATCATTGTTGCCTGCTGACCACCCTTATAAAAACTCCCCCCCTTATGTGTGATATATGCAAGTAGATATTTTAAAAGGTGTTTATAACAAAGATGCAGATTATGGTGAGAAATACCCTAAAAATATTATGCCTATCGCACAGCAGACCAACGTATCAACAGGCTATTTAAAAAACGTAAACGGTGTTGTTCAATTCACAGATTCGACAGATTGGGGCTTAGATAGAGGCGGTATAAACTGGAATGGTCGCTTGTTCCGTGCATTAGGGCAGTTTCTCGTAGAAATAGATAGCACAGGAAATATCTTTAAACGTGGTGAGATTGGTAACGATTTTAAGAACGTGTCATTCGCTTATGGTTTTGATAGACTTGCAATCGTATCGAATGGCAAACTGTTTTATTATGTAACAGCAGGCGGTGTGTTTTCAGAGGTCACAGACCCCGATTTAGGACTGGTTCAAAATGTTTTGTGGGTTGACGGCTATTTTGTTTTAAATGACAGTCAATATATTATTGTAACAGAACTTAATGACCCTACAAGTATTGACCCTTTTAAATATGGCTCATCTGAAATAAGCCCTGACGATATTATATCAATCTTAAAGCTAAAAAATGAGATTGTTGCATTGAACCGCTATTCAATAGAGTTCTTTTCTAATATTGGCAGTAGCGGATTTCCTTTTCAGCGAATAGAGGGTGCAACAATAACAAGAGGTTGCATTGGTCGTGATGCGTGTTGCGTTTATGATGATACAATTACATTTTTAGGGAATGCGGTCAATGAACAGCTAGGCATTTATCAAGCGGTCAATGGTCAATCGGTTAAAATATCCACAAAAGAAATAGACAATGTTATCGCATCATATAGCGAAACGCAGTTGACAGTCACAAAACTTGAAATGTTGCTTCAAGACGGTGATTTAATGCTTTATGTGCATTTTTTAAATGGCACTTGGGTTTATAATATAACGGCTTCAAAAGCATTACAAACGCAAGTGTGGTATAGTATTTCAAGTTTTATCAATAATGATTTAGATTATTATGATGCGTGGAATTATGTTTACTGCTTTGATAAATTGATATGTGGTCGGCGTTCAAGTACAACAATCGGCTATGTTGATGCAAGCATAACGACACATTGGGGAAACAAGATAAATTGGGAATTTCAGACTAATATTATTTACAATGAGGGCAACGGTGCAATCATTCACGAAATGGAATTACAGCACAACATTAAGGCTTTGCCATTGACGCAAGACGCTTATATCAGCACTGATTATTCTTTTGATGACGGCGTTACATGGTCACAAAGGCGGAATTTATCAATCGGTCGCAATGGTAATCGTGTTCAAAAAATGCGTTTTGTTCGCAATGGTCGCATAGAAACAAGGCGTGTTCAACGATTTAGTGGTGACAGCGATTCCAATATGTCCATATCACGCTTAGATATGAGAATAGAGCCGTTAGCATGGTAAATATTCCAATTTGTCCAAGCAGGCAAGAATTACAACAATATTTCACTGATGCACGGTCATTGCGTGCTTTTGAACAATTATTCGGCTTTTCAAAAACGCTTTATGATGCAACGCTTAACAGTGCAAAAGGTCAATATGTTTTTAGTACAACAGCAAGTACAGCGATTGCGGTAACTGGTACGTTTTACAAGGCAAGCGGAACGACAACATATTCAAATTTAAATCGATTCACGCAGACAGTAAATAATGCAATTGTTTGCAATAGTGATTTATCGTCAAATTACATGGTCCATGCGTTAATTGGTGTGACTGGTACAGTGGGTGACGACATTGTTGTCAAGATACAAAAATATAATGCAGTCACGGCGTTATATGAAACCATTGCAACAAGTATTCAGCAAAAAATAGATACAACCATTGCAGTAAATGGCATTGCGAATTTATCCATTAATGACAGAATAGAAATATGGCTAACGAATAACACAGCAACAAACGCCGTCACAGTCGCAGAAAATAGCCAAGTCTTGTTGTATCAAATTTAATTGACTATTTTGTATAATTGCATATAATAACCGTATCGTGTCACAGCTAGCCGATAAGCAAATAGATAATACTAAAAAGATTGCTTATGGGATTCGGTTCATTTCTTAAAAACATTGTAAAAGTTGCGTTACCTGTTGCAGGTGCTGCTATCGGCGGTGCAGTTGGTGGACCCGTTGGAGCGTCTATTGGTGGTTCTTTAGGTGGTGCTATTGCAGGTGGTGGCGGTCAACAACAGGGCGGTCAAGGCGGTGCAAGTACGCTCGGCGGTATTATTGGCGGAATCAGCAATAATCAGGCATTAAATGACGCTCAAAAAATAGCACAGCAAACAGCAGATAAGCAATTATCTATCTTAGAAAGACAATACAATCTTACTCGTGGCGATTTATTAAAGGCGGTTTCTGACGGAAAGATTGTTTTAGACGATACCACGAAACAAGCAATCCAGACACTTAATAAAGGCTTTAGCAATGCGTCAACATATAATAATCAGACGCTTGATAAGATAATTGATAGACTGACTCCCTATATGAGTGCAGGCGACATGGCATTCATGCAACAGAATGATTTATTAGGTATTAATGGACAGAAAGCTCAAGAACGTGCTTATGGGTTTATGGAAAAGAATCCACAATTCCAGACATTAATGAAACAATCAGAAAATGCACTATTGCAAAATGCGAGTGCAACAGGTGGCTTGCGTGGTGGGAATACACAAAGTGCATTGGCTAAATTACGTCCACAATTATTAAATCAAATTGTTCAACAGCAATTAGGAAATTTAAATAGTGTTGCAAATACTGGACTAAACACAAGTCAAAATTTAGCAAACACACAAACAGCCTTTGCAGGTCAAAATCAAAACTTGCAGACTGGATTAGCGAGTGCAGTTGGCGGATTACAAGCTAATTTAGGTATTAATCAAGCTAATTTAGGGTTAAAAGCCCCTGTGGCAATGGGTGTCATCAATCAGGGCTATGGTGAAAATGTTTCAAAGGTATTAGGCGATTTAGGTCAAGTAAAATATGATAATTCAATACTAAAAAATCAAAACACACAACAAATTGCAGGCGGTGCTTCAAGTGCTATTGAAGGCATTTTAGGGTCTGTTTTAGGTGGCGGTCAAGGCGGTCAAAGTGGCGGTATGGGGAATATTTTAGGCAGTATCGGCGGTTTATTGGGCGGTGGCGGTGGTTCACAAGTACCTATCGGCACTATTTTTGGCGGTTCGCCTGCCCCTGTATCGGTTGGCGGTGGCGGTGTCGGCTTTGGTAGCAATGGATTAAGTGGGTTTGGGTTTTAAATGGATAGCAGATTTCAGGCATTAGGCGGATTACTTGGCGTGGACGGCGGATTAAACGCCTTTCAAAGAGGTGAACAACAAGCATTACAGATTCAGCAACAGCAAGAAGCATTGCAACAACAAGAATTGCAAAAACAACGTGCTTTGGGTATGCAACAAGATTTAACTGCTTTTGCAATGAAGCCAGTCAAAGACCCACGAGAATTAATTGGGTTGATGGCTAAATATCCAGAATATCAAAAACAATTAACAGCCCCCTATGAAGCGTTAAAAGCAGAAGAAAAACAGTCTATGACACGAGACGGCATAGAATTATATTCCGTCATTAATAAAGGCACACCAGAACAAATAAAAAGCTATCTTGATGAAAAATATCAATCAGCAGTTAATAGTAACGATGATGAAGCGATTGCGTCCGCTGAAGCATTTAGAGATATGTATAATCATAATCCAGAGGCAACAAAAGCAACAACGCTTATGAATTTAGGAGCGTTAGTTGGGTTTGATAAGTTGGGGAATTTTATTAATGTATCAAAAACACCAGAACAAAAAGCACAAGAAGCAGGTTTAATCGCACAGGCTAAAAACAGTGCAAACCCTTATTTTGACGCACAACAACAGGCGGATTTAGAGAGTAAAAGGGCAACCGCTCAAAGAGCGTTAATGACACCAGAGGAAAGAGCAAGAGAAGCAGGCTTAATTGAACAAGCGAAAGCCCCCTATAAATCAAAAGGACTTGAAATAACAACGAATCCAGACGGAACAACAACAATCACGCAAGGTGGAGTTGCAAATAACGGCTTAGAAAAATCAGTTAAATCAGATATACAAAAAGACATTGTTGGCTTAGAAAAATCAGCGTCTGATTTAAGGTCTATTGTTGCAAGTGCAAAGCCAGAATTTAACACATATCAATACCAAGCAAGCAATGCTTTAAATAAACTTATGGATAAATTTGGGAGACCGATTGATAAAGATAAAATCGGAGAATATAAGAAATATCAAAACAATGTTAAACAATTTTTTAATGCCTATAAAAAAGAAATTACTGGTGCAAGTGCAGCAGTTCAAGAAATGCAAGACTTACAAGATAGTTTATTTAGTGTTGATAGTAGTCCTAGTGAATTTCAGGCAGGCTTAAAGCAAGTGCAAGAGACAGTTAATAGAAACTTAAGGTTAAAGAGAAAGTTATTAAGAGAGGGTGTTTCTGGTGAAAGTTTAGGTCGTGCTTTAGATGATGCTATTTTAAGCGGTCAAGATGACGACCCAAGAGCTAGAGCGTTAGATTTAAAGGGTAAATATCCCCCAAGTCAAGTTAGGGGAATCTTAATTCAAGAGGGTTATTCAATATGAATGACCTAAGAAGTGGCATTATAAAATCAGCGGAATCATTAGGCATAAGTCCTTTTGACTTGGCTACTGCTATTTCTTACGAAACCGCAGGCACTTTTGACCCTCAAAAAGCAGGTCCTACTACTCAATACGGCACACATAAAGGATTAATACAGTTTGGAGAGCCACAGGCTAGACAATATGGCGTTGACTGGAATAATCCAGTGGAAAGTCAATTGGGAGAAAACGGAGCTATTGTTAAATATCTTAAAAGTGCGGGCGTTAAAGAGGGAATGGGCTTATTGGATATTTATTCAGCAATCAACGCAGGTAAAACAGGATTATATGACAGAACGGACGCTCAAAATGGTGGAGCAAGAGGCACTGTAAGAGATAAAGTTGAAAGACAAATGGCACAGCACGCAGAAAAAGCAAAATCATTAATTGGTGATTACGATTCTCAATCTGCCAATATGTCTGATGATGATTATCTAAATTCAGTTTTTAGCGATAATCCACAGCAAAATAACGATTTAAATAGTCAAAATAATTTATCAGACGATGATTATTTGAATGCGGTATTTTCGGGCAATTCAGATACTGAACAACAACAGCAAAACATTAATTATACGGAACAAGAAGACAAGCCAACGCAAACTTATGACTCTTCTTCATTCAGGACAGGATTAAGCCAATCAGTAGAGCCAGATTATATTGTTGATGAAAGCGGTAGTATTCGCAGGCTTGGAGAGGGCAATGAAGCGGGCTTAGGAACGCAGGCTTTATCAGGATTGCCAGTTGATTTAACCGACAGAATAGCGGTCTTTGCTAAAGCAAGAGGCTTGCCAGTGTCACGATATGGCATGACAAAAGATGGTGATATTTACTACATTGATGATAAAGGACAAGCACAAAGAGAAGAAGGTTCAAGTGCTATTGATTATATTGCTCGCTCGTCTGGTGATTTAATAACAACCGGAGGTGAAGCATTAGGAGCGTTTGGCGGTTCGTTTTTTGGTGGTGCAGGTGCAGGTGCAGGGGCAACAGTTGGGGCAGGGCTTGGCGATGTTGCACGTCAAAAGTTAGCACAAAGTTTTGCAGGGGTCAAAGAATATAGTCCATTGCAAACAGCGTCCGAAGTTGCTTTTGCCGCTTTGCCTGCAATGGGAGAGGGTGCTATTGCAAAGTATGGCAACAGAAACGCAGTTAGAGAACTTGATAATCTTGATTTAACCAAAGCAGAAAATTTGCAAAAATCTGCACAGGAACAAGGAATATCGCTAACGCCTGCCGAAGTAACAGACTCAAGAACATTAAAGCGTAAACAATCGGTATTAGGTCAAATAAGCGGTTCTGACGAAGTTATGGACGATTTTTACAGAAAGCGTAACTTAGAGCAAATACCACAAGCAATTGATAAAAACATTTCAAAAATTGGCAATTCATATGAGGGCTTCAGTAATTTTTCAAAAGCAGTAGATGATATTACTCAAAGCAATGTAAAATCCGCTTCCGCTAAAATGAAACCATTTTATGACAATGTTAAAAATATTGCAGAGTCAAACAATGTTACTCTTGATGTTTCTGGCTTAACGTCACAAATAAATGACGAATTAAAAAGAGTTCCGTCAAAAAGTCCTATGGGTAAAGATTTGAAAAAACTTTCGGACATGGTTAATAGTATCGGTAAAGATAATGTTGTATCTTTTGAACAGGCAAACGAACTTAAAAAATCAATAGATGAAATGATTGATTATCGAGGTATAGCACAAGACAAAGCAACGCCACGCTTAAAATCAATTGCTATGGATATAAAAAACAAATTAAAAGACCAGATGATTGAAGCCGTGCCAGAATATGCGGAAACATTGTTTGAAGCACAAAAAATCATTACACAACTTGAGAAAACCAATAATCCACTCGCTAAATTTATAAGCAAGGACGATGTTTTGTATGGTGATGATTTTATAGAGCGTGGCTTTCATAAGATGATGAACAAGGCAACACCAAAAAAAATATTTAACTTAAAAAGTCAATTTATTAAAAACGGCAAAGAAAAAGAATTTAATGACGGCTTAGCTTCTTATCTTGAAAATCAGTTTTTAAAAATTGGTGATACAGCTGACGAAACAATCGGCGTTGGTGCAAAATTTGTTAATAGAATAGCAAAAACACCAAAACAACGAATGGGTCTTAGAGCGGCACTTGGAGAAGAGACATATAAAGGATTCGAGAATTTCTTAGAAATATTACAAGCAACAGGTTCGGTAAAACGCACTGGTTCGCAAACCGCCCCATTCAAAGAAATGAAAGATGATATAGGGCGGTCTTTTACAAGCGGTGTTATGGATTATATTAAAAATATTGACCTTGCAAGACCGTCAACATTAATTCCTATGGGTGAAACAGCACGGCGTTGGGCTTTGGAATCAGACAAAGAATATTACAGAAAACTAGCGTCTTATATGACTTCTGACCGTGGCTTAAAAAACTTAAAAGAACTATCTCAAATATCACCATTATCACGCAAAGCAAGAAAAGCGGTTGCTTATATCAGTGCTGAATTATTGCAAAAAACACAGCGAGATATTGCTGATAGAATGGAAGCAGAAAGCATAGAAGAATTTAATAAAGAAATAAATGCAAACCCTAAAAAATTCCTATCTGGTGATTAAAAAATGACAACACAAATTAAAAAAGTTTATGAATTATTTTATGACAAAAACAATGCTTTGCTAGAAAACGGCTATATCTATATCGGATTTGCTAATCAGAATCCAATAACGAATCCGATACAGACTTATTTTGATGCTGATTTAACGATACCTGCTTTACAACCATTGCGGACTGTTGGTGGTGCTATTTCTAACAATGGAAGTCCTGCAAACGTCTATATTGCCGTTTCTGATTACTCTATTGTCGTTCAGGATAAAAACAAAGTGACACTATATTCAACGCTTGAAAGAACGTCAGAAACCGCAACCAGTGAATTAAATTATACCAATGGTTTATACACGGGCGGTATTCAACAGAATCTACAAGATGTCGTTGAGAGGGCTATTGATTTTAAAGACTTTGGTGCAAAAGGTGACGGCGTTACAGATGACACCCCTGCAATTAACGCATTATTAACACAAATAGGCGATGAGGGTGCAAGATTAAAATTCAGTGACGGACAATATTTGTTAAAATCTGCTATTCGTTGGGGGCTTGCACAAAGATTGCAGGTTGATTTTAGTAAAAACGCAATCCTTGTGCCATTTACAAACACCTTTGACATGATGACAATCGAGGGGTCAAGACCAAGCGGAACATATCAAAATTTAACCGCTGATGCTTTATCAGAAAATTATTCAATCACAACAGCAAGCACGATTGCAGGGGCGAATGTTGGCGATTATTTAGGTATTCAATCATCAAAGTTATTAAGTGGTGCAAACTCAAAAGGCACAAAGCAATTTGTTTTAAAACGCATTGTTGCTATATCAGGCACGACTTATTATTTTAACGATATTTTAGGCTATGACTTTTTAACATCAGATACCGCCGAAGCAGGTCTTGCTGATATGCGAGATAATTATTATTTTTATGGTATTAATATTAATAATCGAGATGCTGGCAATGTTCTATTTTCTCGTGGTCTTGTTATTAAGCAAGGGTGTAATATTCAAGTTGACGGTATATCAGCTTATGGGTCAAAATTACCTTATGAACCATCAACAAGTTATGTTGGTAAAACAGCTTTGCTGTGTTCTGACACGCTCGATAGTGTATTTAGAGACGGAAAGCTAGAACAAATAGGCTATTATGGCGTTGCTGCACTCTTTGCAAGTGATAATTTAATATTCGACAATTTTACAGGTCGAGATATGCGACACTTGTTTGATATTACTTGGGCTTCAAATACAGGGGGCAACGAGGGCGAGCCAAACAATATAAAGTTTCAAAGTTCAACAGGTAGCATGACAACGGAATCATGCTTTAGTACGCATGATACAGGGCGTTATATTGTTTTTGATAACTGTACAGCTGATACAGCAGGAATTGGTGGCGTTGGTAGTTATGGATTTTACTCTCGCAATGTTGGGTCACGCTTTTCTAAGTGTAAAGCGTTTCGTGCTACACTTGACGGTTTTAGAGCGGACACGGCTTCTTTGGCAACAAATTATGATGCTTGTGAAGCGGTTGAAAACCAAAGAGACGGATTTTTTATAAGCACATATGGACGCATGAACAATGTCATTGCAACAAGAAATGGTGAAGCAGGTATTGCATTTAATGGTGGTACGCTTAACAGTGCTAGAATTGTTGATAATGGCATATCAGGAACAAGTCCTTATGCTATTCAGTGTGGATATTATGCGAGTACAGAAACATATAACATTTCTGACGTAGATGCCCCTGCTTCATCAACACAAACAATCGGTATTCGCTTTGAAACAGCATCAGGCGTTGACCCTAGAAATAATGTGTTTATCAGTGGTAAAAATATCTTGACTGGATATGGCAACAATCTCTATTCTGTTTCAAGTGGTGATAATGCTGAAACACCAATTACAAGCGGAAACATTGCAACAGCAGTGGGAACATCAAGTAACCCTGTTTATGGACGTGCAACACTAACAGCAGGGGCGGTGACAGTCTCAACTACAGCAGTTCGTGATTATAACCCTGCAAGTGGAACGACTGGTAAATTTACAAGTAAGATTACGCCAAAAGCTATTTCATTTACTAATGCAGGTGCTTTATATACAAGTGCAATAACCGATGCGACAAGTTTTGATGTTAACTCAACCAATGGTGCAGGAACACAAGAATTTGAATACGAAGTTTTAGTATAAAGGAAACAAAATGACCGATAAAAACAAACAAAAGGCTAATATATTCTTTCGAGTACAAAGAGAATTAACATCAAGAATCACAATAGATGATTTAAAGAATAGCACTGCTTTTGCTGAAATAGATGTTCCAGATGATATTTTTACAGATTATTCTATAGAAATCTTGCAAGGTCAAAATGATATTATAATCTTGAATTTT